CATTTATGTGGTTGTGAAGCGCACTATCAATGGCGTTGATAAGAAGTACATCGAGAGACTGCATACGCGCTCGTTCTCGGCCATTGAGGACGCTTTCTTTATCGACAGTGGGCTTACCTATGACGGGTCGCCTACGACGACTCTGAGCGGTCTTGACCACCTTGAGGGCGAAACCTTGGTGGCACTGGCTGACGGCAACCTAGTGACCAATCTGACGGTGACGTCTGGTGCCGTAACGCTGCCTAATGAGGCGAGCAAGATTCAGATCGGATTGAGCTATGACGCCACGATGGAGACGCTGCCTCTAAACATCGTGCAGCAAGAAGCAACGATAGACCGAAAGAAGGTGGTCAAGGACATCGTTGTTCGGGTGCTGGACACACGGGGCATATTTGCCGGGTCCAGTGCGACGGCTCTGGAGGAGTACCCATCAAGGTCTACGGAACTATGGGGCGACCCGGCGGCAACGTTGTCAGATGTCATACGAGTCCCGGTGTCAGGCGACTGGGAGCGCGATATTGGCGTGACCATCAAGACCGAGGCGGCGCTGCCCATGACGCTGTTGTCAGTCATACCAGGGGTCAACATTGGTCGTTGAGTACACGATAAGCAAGGCGACGGCTGAGGATGCCGCTGAGATGGCCCCCAGCATGCGCCAGGTCGACGTAACGGAGCTTGCCGATGGTTGGGGCCTAAGTCCCATTCGGGCGCTGTCAGGGAGCGTTGAGGCGTCTTCTCGGGCGTTCACGGCAAGGGCGAACGGAGAGATTGTGTGCATGTACGGCGTGGGCAGGTCGTCGCTGATATCCCCTAGCGGGGTCATCTGGATGCTCGGCACTGAACTGGTCAACACGCATGCGCGTCAGTTTCTGCGCAGGTCTGCTAGTCAGATGGCAAGACTCGGTGAAGGGTTCGCGTTTTTAGAGAATTATTGCGACAACCGAAACACGTTGACAATTCGGTGGTTGCGATGGTTAGGGTTTACAATTAACAAACCTCAGCCATATGGGCTTTATGGTAAGCCTTTTTGTCACTTTTGGAAGGCTGTTTAGATGTGTGAGTTAATTTCAGCAGCAACGATGTCGTCTGCCTTTGGCGCGGCGATGCCATCATTGTCAGTCATGAATGTCCTGAGTGCAGCCAGTACGGTGCTTGGCGCGGTTGGTGCTGCTCGTGAGTCCCAGGCTCGAAGGGATGAATCAGAATATCAGGCGGCGGTTGCTAGGAATAACCAGATTATTGCCGAGCAGAACGCGCTGGCGATTGAGCAGCAAGGCAGGCAGGCCAAAGCGCAGGAAAGAGAACGCGCTCAACAGTTGCGCTCACGTCAACTCGTGACGCTGGCTGGTCAGGGTGCGGATGTCGGCACAGGGTCTGCTGTCGATTTATTGGCAGACACGGCAGCGGCTGCGCAACGTGACCGACAAACTATGACGGCTGATGTGGAGCGGCAGGCATACAACGTGCGCGCACAAGGCGCTACTCAGGGCGCTCAGGCGCAACTACTTGAAACACGAGCCAAGGCAGAAAGCCCGTTGATGACGGGTGTGACGTCGTTTGTAGGCAACGTCGCCCCCATCGCGTCCAAATGGTATAGCAGAAAGCCTGCTGTAAACCCCTACGCACCAGCCTTCGCGACTGGGCCTGAGTATTTATATTAAGAGATAATCATGGCAAAAGTACCAACCGCTAGAAGCCAGCGCATAGGCACGCAGGTTACCCAAGCTCCTCAGACGCCGTTTCAGTCTGTTTCGACAAGCCCCGATATGTTTGGCGCTACGCAAGGCCAGCAGATTGGTGGGCTAGGAAAAGCGGTTTTTGGTGTGACTGCTGAAATGCAGGCTGAGGCAGAAAGGCAGCAATCCCTGAACGACGCAGTGTCACGTCAAAGAATTTTGGGTGAGTTTGATCAAGCTATAAACAAGATTGAAACTGAAGCCCAGACTGTAAACGACATCAGCGACCCGGCAACAGTAAGTCGGGCTCAAGCGCAATCGCAGGTTGTTTTTGAGCAACTTCTAGGCGGACATAGCGGCACCAGCGAAAGCTCGGCTCGGCTCCGAATCGCTTTAATGGACCGAATGAATCAGTCTGTGGCTAGGACTTTTCAAGCCAGCCAAGAGGCTCGTCGGAATATTGTTGTAGACGGAATCACTAGTCAGTTCGCAGGTATTTCTGATGCTGCTATAGGCGGAATGCCTATTGAACAGGTAAAGGCAAGCATTGACGACATTGTAAATAGTGATGCCTCGTCCCTTACGGCGGCAGAAGAGCAAGAACTGCGTGACGCAGGCCGCGCAACTATTTACACAGACATGTTTAACCATTACATGACTGGCGGCGGCGGCGTTTATCAAAGAAACATCCAGTCGGCTGAAAGCCTATTAAGCAACCCTGAAGTTAGGCAAGTTGTAGGTGATACGGCCTACCGAAAAATGAACGCGTCTGTTTTTGCAGCCAAACGAAAAGAAATGGCTGGAACTTTAGCAGGTCAAAAAGCATTGGAAAAAGCAGCTTTTATTTTAGAAACACCTGTCAGTCAGTTAACTCCTATCCAGCGTAAAAAAATAGCTGGAGTTTATGAACCACTAACGGCTGCTCAGAAAAATTTGGAAGCCATAAAAAAATTAGGGTTGAATATTACTCCGGTTGAGCAAGCTCAGTATTTGGCTGGCGAAACTCCGCCGCGCTTTGAGCAACTTGCCTTAGAAAGTGCTCTAGGCAAGAAACTTACTGAAAGCCAAATAGAAAAGCTTTACGGTCTTTCTGAGAACGCTTTTGGGACGGGATTGGAGGGGAGGGCTCGGTCAAGGATTGCTAATGATACCGAGGCATTTGCAGGGGGGCTCTTAAACCCTAGAGATGAGCAATTATATTTGCAGGCTGTAAGTTCATTGGCTGTGCCTATTCGAGATGATGCCTTAGGACGAACTACATACAAAATTATTGGTGGCAGCAAAATTATTGAAGAAGCCTTTGCAGCACGAGGCAGGAACTTAAATGCGTTTCTAAACGGTGAGGCCCAGCGCGCAGGCAGTGCAGCCGCCCCCGAAGTTGGTGCAGCCGCCCCCGAAGTTGGAGTAGGTGGTGCAGTCGATCCCAGATTTGGGGTAGGCGGCGTCATGATGGCAGATGGTGCAGCCGCCCCCGAAGTTGGAGTAGGTGGTGGCATGATGGAAGGACAAACCCCTAGCGAGCCTGAACCTAGCGCTGCTGTTGGGCCTACGTTTTACGAACAGGCTAGCGATATTGGCGGCATAGGGTCTTTTATGCAAAGGCAAATTCGACGCGTTCCGGTTGGCCTAATATCAGACAGTGTTTCAGGGGAGGCAACTCGTGCGGCTAATTTGGCTCAAAATAGACTTAATGATTTAGTCAGGGTTTTACAAAACAACCCAAGATTCTCTGAGGGCGAAAGAAATCAGATTAGAGCGGACTTGAATATTGAACCTAAAGGTATTCAAAGCGAAAGTGACTACAAAGATAAGCTAATTTCTGTTGGCACGTATCTGAGGGAAAGGAAAAAGCAAGCGGCTGCTATAGTGGGAAGTGACTCTTCAACATTAGAAGAGAGGAAATGGGCGTATTCCGTTTTGCCTAGAATTGAAGATTTCCTTGAAAAATGGGGAGCGCCTGTCGAGGTGCGGACTCCAGAGGAGGCTCTTAAATTACCTCCTGGAACGTTGATTGTAACGCCAGATGGTAGAGAAATGAGAGTCCCTGCCCGTAAAAGCGCTACAGAGACGAATTAGGCATGCCTGAAACAAACGAAAAACAAGATCCTTGGTCGGAGTTTGAGCTAGTTAGTCCTGGCGCCCCTCAAAAGGAGCAAGACTGGTCGCAGTTTGAGAAGGTATCTAGCCCATCAGAAATGCAAGCGCTTCGGCAAGGGGTTATAGGCGGCGCGGCAGAGTTTGCACCTGTTGTTCCAGTTACCATGGCTACTACTAAAGCTGGCGCGGCGCTAGGGTCGGCTTTAGGTCCGCCAGGTGCATTTGTTGGCGGCACTATCGGCGCAGGGGTTGGTTTGTTTCTTTCGTCAGAAATGGGTGAAGCGGCTAGAAATTATTTGGCTTCGTTTGAAGACCCGTTTTCTGAGACAGGAACGCTTACCACACGCACGCTTGAAGAAATACCAGAGGATGTTCGTTCATACGGGGTTGCTGGTGAAACTTTTGGTTCTGCCGTGACTGGAGGTCTTACTTTTGCTGGCGCTGCGAAAACTGGAATTAAAACAAGCGGAACCACTAAAGTTGGTAAGTTGTTCAACGACCTTCTAAATACGGCAAAAAACAGAACAAAAACATTCTTGGCTGCTGAAACAAGCGCGGCATCTGGCGCGGCAATGCTTGGAGGTTTGTCAGAAGAGGTCTATCCAGGCGATCCTATTGCCAGGTTCGTTGCTGAGTCTGTAGGTGGCCTCGCCAACCCAACTCGGCTTATTATTGGTAGTTGGGATGTTGGTTCTGGCGTAATAAATAAAGCACTGCAAGCGACAACACAAAGCGGCAGGCAGTCTGCTGCATCAAAGTTTTTAGCTGAAACGTTAGAAGAGTTTGGCGAAGACCCGGTCGTGGTCGCCCAGTTGCTTAGGGAAGATCCTTCAATTAGAGGCTTGTTAGGCACGCAGTCTTCGGCTCAAAAAACTGGCTCTGAAGCTTTGGCAGCAATCCAGTCTGCTTTAGCAAGAAGGAACCCCGCTTTCAATAAAGAAGTAATCGAAAACGCAAACGCCGTAAACGAAGTGCTCAACAGCGCTATCGTTATGTTGCGGAATGAGGGCGACCCGGAATCGTTACGGGCTGCTGCTGCGCTTACTGCTCATTCCATGAATAGCTCTATGCAGTTGCAGGTTAAGTCAGCGATGACTCAAGCTCAACAGGCTGTGTCTGATATGGTCGGCGCAGGAATAAGAAACAGGTCTGAGGTAAGCAAAGCAGCGAAAAAAGTACTAGAAAACTCTTTGAAGGATATTAAGGTCGAAGAAGATAAGCTTTGGTCTTTGGTGCCTAAGGATACGCCAGTCTCAGGCAATTCTATTGCCGCAGAGATATCAGACATTGTTGATAATCTGCTAATACCTGGCGACAAACTACCGTCTCAGGTTACGGCGTTTGCCGAAAACCACCAAAAACTTGTCAAAACAATGCTTAAAGGTGAGCCCGTTTCCGAAGAGCTTGTTAATCAGTTTACATCTCAAAAAATACAAAGATTCCGGTCTAGGATGCTTGAACTTGCTCGGGACACTGCTAAAGGCGCTAACCCCAACAGTTTGAACGTTGGAATTTTCAACAGGCTGGCAAACGCGGCCTTAAAAGATATGGATCAGGCTTTGCCTTCAAACGAAGCCTACGCTCTTGCCAGAGCATTTACTAAAGCCAAAGCGGAGGCGTTTAACAAAACGTTTGCAGCAAAAGCTTTGCGAAAAGAAGGTTCCGGCGCAGACAGCATTGACCCAGAGGTTTTGTTAGCGCAAACCTTTGCGGGTGGTGTTGAGGCTACCGCTCTTAAGTCGTCTGAACTTGTGGAAGCTTCAGGGTTTTTGGCTCGACAAGAGTTGATTAATTTAGATAACGTAACAGACTACTCCAGCCAAATGATGGACTTGCAAGAAGAGTATTTGCGCACATTCACACTTGAAGCAAGAGGTGATGACGGATTCATAAACAGAGATTCGTTGAAGCAAATTCTAAAGAACAACTCAGAATTTCTGGAGCGCTTTCGTGACGTTTCCACGGCAATAAAAAACGCGCTAAAGTCCGATAAAGCTCTTACTGAACTTACAGACCGCATTGCAGGAAAAACGAAAATAATTGAGAACAAGACTGCTTTTGCCAATCTTCTGACCGAGGGGATTGCAGGCGCACGGCTTGCTGGCGGCAGTGCTATAGGTGTCATTGAAAACCCTGCAAAGGCTGTAGAAAGGGTCGTTACAAGCCCGGAGCCCAAAAGAGAGATTGCCAAACTTATCGGTCTTGCAAAACGTAGCAAACAAACAATGCAAGGTCTTCAGGCGTCGGTTATTGACTATGCTATAAAGCAGTCGGGCGGTGACCTTGAAAAAATGCGTTCTGCTTTGTTTGACCCAGTTGATAGCCAGACTCCATCACTTATAAAAATGATGCAGCAATACAACGTCGTGGACGCTGATTATGTTGGCCGCTTAAACAAAATATTTAATGAGGCATCAAAAGCAAGTAGAGCCGAAATTGGACCAGATGTGATAGGCGACATTGGCGGCGCAACTTCCGCCATAGCAGACTTGGTGACAAGAGCTGTGGGTTCTATTGGCGCAACAACTGGTTCGACAGCGTTGGGAGCGCCTGGACCTTCACTCATTATTGCAGGCGCTGGTTCAAGAGCCTCGCAGAAAATTTTTAACAAAATTCCAGGTCAAAAAATAGCAGAAATAATCCAAGACGCGGCGCAAAACCCAGAGCTTATGGCATTGCTTCTTGAGAAAGCGCCAGACCCAAAGCGACGACTTGAGCTAACTAAACAGTTGCATGCCTATCTTTTGCAGGCAGGCTATTTTGCACTCACTGACGACGAGCAAAACCAATGACCATAACCAGCACTTCCCCAAGGGAAATTAAGAACGGAAACGGCACGGCGACCGTATTCTCATTTACGTTTGTGGTCAATCAGGCGAGCGACCTTGTGGTTACGCTGGTTGACTCGAACGACAACGAGACGGTTCTAACCGAAGGCACTGGAACGACGAACTACAGTGTGTCTGTGTCGAGTTATCCAGGCACAGGTTCGGTGACCTACCCGGCGACACTGGGGACTGAGCTTGCAGGTAACGAGCAGCTTATTATTCAGCGCGTGGTGGATATCGACCAAGAGACTGACCTTGTTAACCAAGGTGCCTGGAAGCCTGAGCAGGTTGAGAACACGTTTGACTACAGCCGAATGATTGACCTGCAGCAGCAGGATGAACTAGACCGGGCTATTAAGTCACCAGCCAGCACACCCCTCGGCACAAACTACACGCTGCCTGCACCTGAGTCGCTTGCGCTGTTTCGATGGAATGAGGCGGCGACTGACCTTGAGGCCGTGCAGACGGCTGACCTGGTTACGACGGCAAACTTTTCAAACTTCAAGACTGACACATTCACAGATGGCGTTGACTACACCGCTGGTACGACCACTCAGATTACGCTTGACACTGCTCCTGGTACGATTGCTAATACTCAGGTGTACTTCGACGGCGTGTACCAAGAGAAAGCCGACTACGCCCTAGCAGGCACGGTTATCACGTTTGATACGGCTATCCCGATTGGCGTTAGCACGGTTGAGGTTGTCTACGGCAAGGCCGCTGATGTGCTTGCTGGCTCAACTCGCGAGACGCAGTTAGGCGACGGCAGTAAGACTGTCTTCACGTTGTCGAACGGATATGAGCCTGGAAATGGAACGCTGCACGTTTACATCAACGGTGTGCGGCAAGAGGTTAGCTATGGCTATACAGAGACAAATGCAAACACAGTAACGTTTGACTCGGCACCTGCTAACAACGACCTGGTTCTGTTTATCGTCAACGCGTTCGTATCTCAAACGACGGCTGATGCCAGCAACGTTACCTACACCCCCAGCGGCACGGGCGCTGTTGCGACTAACGTGCAGGCTAAGTTGAGTGAGTCTGTCTCGGTTAAAGATTTTGGTGCTGTTGGGGATGGGGTTACGGATGATACGGCGGCTATTCAGGCGGCTTTAGACGCAGCCGCAGCTAATTACGTTACTCTACATATCCCAGCAGGCACGTATCTGGTAACTGCGGGATTAACTACCGGGTCTCCGGTGTTTATCGAGGGGGCAGGGGCAGGGCTATCTACAATAAAGTTTAACTGCGCATCTACCTTCACTGGTATTTCATTCGGAGCATCAACCACCTACGGTAAGCTCTCTGGTATGCGTGGTCTCTCCCTTGTTAACGCCGGGGTAAATGGAACGTACTGTATTAAGACTCCGGCTCAGGCAAATCAATACACGACATACGACCAGAAGTTCCTATTCGAACACCTGGAGATTCGGGGTAACACATTCACAGGGGGCTCTTCATATTACCCTGTGACTGACCAGACGTTTACCTCTGGTCATATATTCATTGGTGATTGTAAATTCTGTAAAGTGTCGGACATTAAGATTAATGGGGGGTTTGACGTATACTCGGACCCGACTGGACAAGTCCAGGATGAGGGGATTGTCATAGCCCCATCTGATACGACGTTAACTGCACGCGTCTTTAATATCGAGATAAATTCGGTATACACCGCGTTCGCTCCTGACGGTAATGTGTTCTACAGTCTATCAGAGTTTGACTTCATTGGAGTGTATCGTGGGGTCTATCATGTAGGGGGAAATGAGGCAAAGATACACACTGGAATTATCAACGCCCAAAGTACCGGGGTATACATGCAGGATTCCTTCTCCCGAAGTATTGAGAACGTAGATATTCAGAGACTAAGTTTAGGATGGGCCGGGGCAACTAATGACTGGTACGGATTCCGATTTAATAATGTCGATGATGTAACACTTACCGGGTCTCGAATCCTACACGGTACTGCTACATACGGAGGGGGTTTCAGTACTTACGGTGTTTATGCTGAAGGAGGCTCTGCATCAATAAATGTGGCTAACTGTAACTTCGGTGCCGGGATACAGAGGGGCATCCAGTTAGACAATGTAGCTGGCTTTAATATCAACAACTCGATGTTGTCATCAAATACCGCTATGACCTACGTGTACCTCTCTACTAATTCACGCTATGGTAGTATACAGGGCGTGTCGTTCTCGACAATCTCAGTGACTCACACGATGATTGAGGACGATGGGACCGTTAGTTCCACAAGTTATCGGTATCTGACTGAGAACGTTACCGGATTTACACGGTCTACGTCAGGTGACACACTGACCATATCTTCAGGTTCAATCACGGTTACTAACTCGTTCCACCTCGTTGACACTGAGGCTAGTGCAGCTACGGATGACCTTACGGATATTGTGCCGCCTACATACTTCCCCCAATACATAGAGATAAACCTAAGACCGATTAGCTCAAGTCGTACGGTTGTCGTTAAGGATAACTCAGGTACGGGCTCCAGTAACATACAACTAGCGGGTGGTGATTTCTCTATGGACAGCGCTCAGGACTGGATTAGACTGGTCTATGAGGGCGGTCAGTGGAAGGAAGTATCTCGGTCCAACAATGCTTAAGGAGTAACCCATGTATAAACTAATGGCGTCACTATGCTCGCAACAATCTTAGGCTTAGTCCCTTCCATTCTCGACAAGGTCATACCCGATCCGGTCGAGCGCGACAAAGCGAAGCTGGAGTTCATGAAGCAGCAGCAGTCGGGGTTGCTGACTGAGCTTCAGGGGCAGATTGACATCATCCAAGAGGAAGCCAAGAGCGAGCACTGGCTCACGGCTAACTGGCGACCTCTGACTATGCTCACGTTCGTGGTCATTATCGCGAACAACTATATCCTGTACCCGTACCTCAGTCTGTTCTGGCCTGAAGCGCCGCAGCTTTCAATACCGCCTGACATGTGGGGCTTACTGAAAATAGGACTGGGTGGATACGTCGTAGGCCGCTCGGCTGAGAAGGGCCTTAAAATCTGGAAAGAGCCAGGTAAGTAGCTGGCCCATGCTTGACGAGCGCCTAAAGTCTTTTGCCACTCAGCGCCAGTTGGAGGCAATAGAAGCTTACAATGAATCAGGCGGCTCAAGCGATAAGGCTGCGTTGATTCTTGGGGTCACGGGTCGCTCGGTAAGAAGGCTCATTGCCGAGGTAAAGAGGAAAGCGGCTGACGCTGGGTTTGAGTACGACATTGGGCGCATCTACCCGGCACCAAGGGGTCACATAGTCAGCGGCTATTCAGAGCTGGTCAAGGCTGGGCCTGACGACCCGCTCAACCGCATCGTATACTGGGTCAAGACAAACCGGAAGATAACAGAGCAACTGAGCGAATGTCGCGCCGTTATCGAGGCAATGGTCGAAGACCTACCAAAGCTGCCTTCATCGACGTACAAAGGAACTGTCAAAGACTCCAACCACTTCACTGTTATTCCTATTGGCGACCCGCACATTGGATTGCGCACTTGGGCAAGAGAAGTAGGGGTAGACTGGGACGTTAAGATTGCGCTGCGTGTGTTTGGCAAGGTGTTCGCTAGGCTGTTTCAGAGGACGCCAGACACGCAAGAAGCGATTATCTTCAACTCTGGCGACTTCTTTCATGCGGATAACATTCGCGGCGAGACAGAGCGTTCAGGGCACAAACTCGACTTGGACGGCAGGCCTGCATACTGGATAGACGCAGGCATTCATATCATGCGCGGCATCATCGACATGGCGCTGGCGAAATACAAGCGCGTGGTATTTGTGAATACGCCGGGGAACCACGACGACATCCTGGGTCTGACGCTCGGTATTGCTATCAAGCATATCTACAGCAACGAGCCCCGTCTGACCTGCAAGATTGAGCCAACGCCGTTTCAGTTCGTTCATCGCGGCAAGGTGCTGCTTGGGTTTTGCCACGGTCACACATGCAGGTTGCCTGCGCTGCCAGGAAAAATGGCGGACGACCAGAGCGACCTATGGGGCCAGACCACGTATCGACATTGGTTCACGGGCCACGTTCACCACAACCAGTGGGTGCAGTTTAAGGAGCATCCTGGGTGTACGGTTGAGTCGGTTGGCATTATCCCGCCACGCGATGCGTACGCCTACGGAGCGGGGTATGGGGCCAAGCGCAGCACTCAGTTGTGCATATTTGACATGCGTGGCAATATGCCTGACCGATACACTGAAACCGTCAGACCTGACGACTGATTGCAGCCATGACAGACCCCAAGAGCAGCGCACTCGATACCCAGGTTGGCGGTAATCATTACTCAGTTATGGATATCCAGCCAGCCGAGTATATTCTGAGAAACAAGATTGGATACGCCGAGGGTAACGTCATTAAGTATGTTAGCCGTTGGCGCTCGAAGGGTGGCATTAGCGACCTACGCAAGGCTAGGCACTATCTTGACCTGCTGATTGAGATTGAAGCAGGCCAGGACTCGGTAAAAGTTTAGGAGAAATAAACATGGCACTCACTACAGTTAAAGGTGCTGTCCTCAATCGTGGCGTTACCGTTAAGGACTTTGGTGCTGTTGGAGATGGGACTACGGATGATACTGCGGCTATTCAGGCTGCTATTGATTACACGGCTACAAATGGCGGCTTCATTCAGTTCGGTGCTGATGTTTACATCGTTACAACTCTCACTATTAAGAGCGGTGTGATACTTAAGGGTGCAGGTATTAACGCTACAACTATTAAACTTAAAGATGCTGCAAACGTAACTGTTGTAAAGACGCTGAACTTCGATACCTTAACTGGGCAGAATAAGTGGCTAGTATCTGACGGGTTGCAGCATGGTTTCGGTCTAATGGACCTTCAGATTGATGGTAACAAGGCTAACCAGACCACGGCAGGAATTGGGGTAGAGTTCTATGGAAAACGCATCTTTATCAAGAATGTTCTGATTCGTGATTGTTATGGTGTAGGTTGGTACTCTGAAGCTGGTGATATTCCTGGTCAGACTGACTGGAAGGACTTACCTGAATCTCATATAGATGGCTTATGGCTCCGCAACAATGGTTCACATGGGATGCAGTTCAGGGGGCCGCATGATACCTATATGGGTTCCGTAATGAGTAATGAGAACGGTGGTAACGGTCTGTTGATTCAGCGCTCATCAGGCGTTTACTCTGGGTCATGTGACATTAACTTCGCGCATGTTTATTCAAATACTCTACAGGGGATATACGCGGATACCAGTGCCGTTCAGTTCAGAGCGCAGCAACTAATCTCTGAGTCTAATTATCAGGAAGGTATCCAGATTACTGGCACTAAATGCCAGATATCTATGTTGCAGCTTTATAATAACTGTAGAACCACTGGCACATATGACGCGGTGTTTGATGGCACTCAGAATACGGTTAATGATTGTCAGATTAAGGTCGGTGAAGCTGATGGCTCTGGTATGCTGGTTACAGGTTCATCTAACGATATCACAGGCATTAACTGCGATGGTCAAGGCTCTACAGGTGATGGTGTTGTTGTAGGGACGGGTAATTATATCAACCTAGAAGGTCGGATATTGGACTTTGACGGGGCTGGAGCTACGGGACTTAAGACTAATGACACTGGCGCAAGTAGTAACTGTACGTTCACTTTCCGCATTAGTGGGTCGAGCGCAAACGCCTTCACCCTGTGGGATAACTTGAATGTAGGTACTCGGAATGCATACAACATTACAGGTGTAGCTACAGGCGCATCAGCAGTAGCCTTTGGTGGTACTGCCGGGCCGAATGCAACTGACCAGAATGAATACTGGAACGTAGCTCTTGATGAGAATGGGACAGGTAAGCTCTCAAAGAGTCGCAAGCTGTCTACATCGTTCACGGCAGACGGTGCGGTAGGTTCAACCTATACGAAATCAATAGCCCACAATCTACTTACCACACCAGAAATAGAAGACATCCAACTGTCTGTACAAATCTCAGGCGGCTCTATAGGTAGCGCGAGTTCCAATGTTGTGCTAGAGAGCGTTGATGCTACTAACGTCAACGTGAAGGTTCGCATTGACGCTCAAGCGGCGGCAGGTAAGCTCGGCTATGTAATTATGAAAGCTGAACTTTAATTGGGTAGCTAGGTAATTCAACAGGAGTAACCCATGGGACAGAAGGTATCCGGGGTAATCCCCGCAACATGGAGGCAACATGCCCTACGAGCAACGAGATAACAGCGGTTCACTATTCAA